AACTTCGTAAATGCGGTCTTTAATTTTTTGAATTTCACTTAGGGGTACACTTTGTCCGGGTATTGCTGGCGCTACATCGTTTATATTCAACGCAGGGCCAACTACATTTGGCGTTACTTCACTGTCGCCAGTTTCAAGTGATTCTGCCTGCGTGCCCTCATATCCAGTAGTGTCTGCGTACACTACCCCATCAATTTCTCTTCTGTTTTCTAAGTAGTGTCTGTACACGTCTACATCGTCAGCAATACCCGTACGTTTGCGGTAATCGTCTTCATCAATACTTGGGCGTAATGTAAGCGCTGCTATTTTCTCCACTCCAGAAAATATAGGCCGCATTTCAACAGATAAATTGTCAATGTCAGACAACATGTACTGTTCCGCAGCGACGCGCTCTGCTTCCAACCCTGCAATTTGCGGAGAGTACTCCTCAAACGTTGCTTTAAACGCTGCGAATTGTGGAGCATATTTCTCGTCGTAGTCTATTTTAAATTGGTTTGCAAACTTGTTGTAGTCATCGGCAGCATCATTAAGCGATCCCTGAAGTCCGGCAAGTTCTGTGTTTACAGTGCGTATACTATCTGGCGTCGCATCATCCGCAACCTTGCTTCTCAATCCGTTGTATTGTTTTAGCTGGCGCTCGTACTCATTTTCTAAACGCGTTTGTTCGTCGTTCCTACTAACAAATTCTACTTGTAAGTTGTTAAAACCTTCTCTAGCGTCAGACGCCCTAACCAAAGCACTATTCAACGCTTGAGTAGCCGTTTCCGTTGCGGCGTAAGACCCGTCCAGCTTATCTAAAAACTTATCAACTGGCTTGTCGGCTAACGCTGTTAATTGTTCCATACCGTAGGCGTCAAATTTAGCAAAGAAAGCCTCACCCGATAATTCAGGGTCACCCGCTAAAGCAGTCGTAGCCGCTTGGGTAAGTGCGCTGGTTAACATAGCAACTTTAGCGGGGGGTAAGCCCGTATTAGCCGCTAAGAACTTCTCCATAGTACCGGAAACACCGGTGTATTTACTTATAATACCCGTTATAGCTCCTAAGTCTATGTCCTCTCCACTCAATTCAGCAGCTATAGACGCCGATACAGTATCTTTAACCGCGTCTTGTAAGTCTTCCCACCCAGAAATAATTGGTACTTTTTTTCCAAACTCGTCAAGAATTGGTTTTCCAAACTCGTCTACCTTATCCCCCACGATGTTAGTAAGTTTGGTATCTATTTGCCCAAGAACCGCGCTAGTAGCGCCTTGTATGCCACCGGTAACAAAGGCTTTTAGCGGGTCTTGCCCGTACACCACTGCCGTTGCCGCATTAGTTGCTCCCCTAGATACAGCGGCAGAAACTGTAGCGCCGTACCCTGCTTCTGCCAACGCGGGGTCAACATATAAAGATACTTTACCGCCTACTTTACCTGCAGCGTAGGATATAGCTGTGGCTTTTAATGCGTCATCAAAGTCGCCGCCTTTGGCAAGAGTGCTGGCACCGTCAATTAGTGGGATAGCCCATGGAGCGTAATAAAGAGCTATTCCTTTAGCAATGTTTGTAATGGGGTCGTCCATTATCGTGTCGGCAATATCTGTGGCACCCTCCATTACAGGAGTGATAATATCATCTACGGCGAAATCAACGACATCAACTATAGTATCTGTAGTAAGATCAACAACTTCGTTTACAACGTTGGTAACACCACCAAGGACGTCGCCAACAGCATTAAGAACAAAACTCATCTACACGCCCGCCTTCTTACCTTCAGGTTTTAACAAAAAATAAACCCTGTGTCCTTCGCCGTTCTCAAACGCTGACATCCCAGCACGCATGTTTAAACCCGATATACGTTTGCCTATAGCTTTAGCAATGGGGACAAGAGCCTCTCCATCGAAGTCTATAGAGTAATGAGTTACACCTTTGTTACGTAGTACAGTTAGATACTGAATGTAGTTGTTTATAAAGTTGCGGGACGTGTCTACGTTGAACGCTCGCCCCACCATCTTGTTCTTTGACTTGCCCTTGCCTCGGTGACCTAAAAATACGGTGTTACCTACTTGTACTTTGTCTGTATCTGGCAGGGATATCTCGTGAGCTAATGCCGCCATCGCCGCTTCTACAGAAATTCCTTTGAGGTCAAGTTCTTGTGCTGCTGTAGCCATAATAGTCGGGGCTGGGAGAGGCTCTTGTTTACTGTCAACCACAGTCGCCATCAGGTAACCTCCAATATACTCGCTACTACATGTAACCTATTAGCAGTTGCCGCCGTTACTTTCAATATCTCACTAGCGCCTACAACAAGAGGAGCAGTTAGTAGTTCTACAGTGCCATTAGCCCCAACCGCTGCGGTCTTAAACAGGCTAAACACAGTCGTCCCGTTGGTCAGGGTAACTGTTATTGTGTCTGCGTTACCCGTATCTTCTGATACTATAATAGACTTTACTATGCCTGTTGTTAGCGCCGCGCAGGTGTACAGCGCGGTCACGTTAGTGGTTGTGAGGTCTACTTTAGCATTTACATATACATTTGCCATTAGCCGATAAACCACCCTATAGCTTCAGATTGCCGTGCCAACGCTTTGTCTCGCAAGGCGGTATCTACTTGGTTAAAATATAGCCGCAAAACTTTATTAAACTCTTCAAACTGGAACGGTGCGTACTCGGTAGGGGGGTACGGTAACGCTGGCGCACGGAACCCTACAACGTGGTTGTTATTAGCCATCAGCGTCTCCCATCGGGGCGCATGTCAAGTCTAGGTGAACCTAACTGCCACTGTACGCCCACCGTAGAGGATTCTATTTTCATAGACATCTGTCGTCCCCGCACGCGCGTGTGTATCTGGCTGGTAAATACGTCAACAGGAGAACTAGCGCTACGTACAACCGTTCCTGTGTTTACGCCGCTTTCAGAAACAGGTGAGTTAAACCCTGACCCCGAGGAGTTTAAAGGCTGCAATGTCATGTTTATCGTGGGCGTATTACCTGTGGAGCCTTCAAAAGACACATCTGGTATCATCCTAGACACAAGCACAAACTGATGACCGTCATCAAGGTCAAATTCAGCAGAGGTTATAAACGCAGGTATAGCAGCGGCGGTGGCTGTTTCGTTGTCGTCAATCCCTTTTTCGTGTTCTACAAGCACGTTGTTAAACGTAGCCGCTAGCGGGAAGTTTCTAAGCCCTGAGTCTAACCACGCAGAACGGGCCATAGAACCGTAGTACCATATGTCGTCTAAGTAGTTATACACAACGTATAGGTCTGCATTAACCGCTCCCACAGAACAATAGAACCACCACACCTCGTTAAAGGCTTCATTGGTGCCCGCAAACACTTGTTCAAACTGTTCTGTGTTAAAGTTAGTAAATACATGCTTGCGTAAATCGCAGGGCAGGGGCTGGCTACGGCCATCGTACTTGTAGAATTTATCTTTCCCCATCCAGTATGCTACACCATTAGCGTAAGCTACAGCGTTTTGAGAGGCTATGGAGATTTGTTCACCAACCAACGTAGCTCCCCATACTCCAGATTCAGCCCCTACATACTGCAGGGCGTACAAAGACGAGTCAGTCCACACCAAGACTTCCTGCCGAGCTTGAGAACCGGCTACAATTTTTGTACCACGAGACAGCCTTAGACTGCCTGCTTGTGTTGTAGCTGTGGGTGTCCAATTAGTAGCATCTTCTTGGTCAGACCACCGAACTAACATGGGGTCTCGTACGCCCGAACCCAACGGATTAGTGCCAAAGCAAAATACAAAACGGTTAATATCTGACACAAGAATGAGGTTTTGTGTTGTAGGTATGTTAGACCCCGTTAGTTCTAACGCCCTAGTAGTTAGAGAGGTTGATGCGTCCCAGTAGTATATACGACCACCGCGAGGTCCAAATATTAGGTCTTCGCCAAAGTTTTGCTGAGACCACACACGTAATTCTTCGCGGCTAGTTTCACCAGTACCAAAAAGCGCAGCGCCCCAACCACCTGCACCCCAACCGGAAAGGTCTGAGGCTGTAGTTACACCCACGTTGAGTTGGTATGCACCCTTGGTTAGACTGCCCCCAGTACCCGAGTCAGCCGATGTAGATGCTACGTTAGTAAATTTCAGGGTTGCGGAGCTAAAACTTTTTGCCAGTATTGAATACTTGCTGTCATCTTCAAGAGTTAATACTTCATACTCTAAGTTTAACACCGCAGCCGTAAAGTTACCGCCTAGAGGCGCAGCGGCGGAAAAAGTTACAAAATCACCCGCCCTAGCCCCGCTGTTAGCATCACTAACCAGAATAGTAAAACAAGTTACCGTTGCACCGTTACTGTGTGTAGCCGCTGTAGTGCTAGTAACCACGTCAGAAACAAGCCTAGACGCTCCTCTAGTGCAACCTGTTAGCGTGTTATCAGTAATACCCGTGTAGGACACAACTTCGGAATCAATTAAAACCAATCCAACTAAAGGAAACCCTGTAGCGTTTGTAATTGCAATCACGGTAGCAGATGTAGAAGTTACCGCAGCGCTTAACGTATTAACAGACGCGCCGAACGTAACGTCTCCCGCACTGGTTGTAGTTCTGAGTGGGGTTATGTCGTTAAAAGCCCCACCATTCTCTATGTAAAATTTTATGTTAGTGCCCACACCAATAAGGTTTTGCCCCCCTAGCGTAACCCAATTCATAAGCGAACGTGCGACACCTAGAAATTTTACGGTGTTTAGTCGTGCCCAGCCGCCAATCTTTTCAGGGGTGCCCTGCCTAAAACGAACGTTATTGCACTCGTACCAACCACCTTCGCTGGTGTATCTAGTATTTTCGCGGTTAACACCGGCTTTTAACAAGAGCTTTTTTAGGGGCATGTTACACCTTTAGGACAGCATTGCGTTGTAAGTCTTCGGGCCTACGATCCCATCAGCAGCAAGATTTTTACTTTCTTGCCAATCCTGAACCGCCTTTTGCGTCATTATACCAAAAACTCCGTCCGTTTCTAGTCCTAATGCAGCCTGCACCCTCTCAACGTCTTCCCCACTGGAACCTACCTTCAGTAATATAGGAGTGCGAGATGGGATATACGATCCACCCAATACTTCCAAGGCTCGTTTGTAGTGGTGCTTTCTGTCTTCTAAACCGATAGTGCCGCCGTTAATTCTCTTGGTCGCTGTAACAACATCTTGAGCGTCTGCGTGGCGGTTCAAATGGTTTTCGTTCCAGAACCAACACGCACTTTCCAGAGCGCCACGCTTAGTACCAAGATACTCTATCACATCATCTATCTCCATGCCGACACTTTTTGCAAAGGCAGACACGTTGTCGAAGCCCGTCAGTTGGATCACACCCTTTCCCGAAAACTTCCAGCCATCTCCAGAAGGTGGAGGTCCGTTACCCATGCGGCCACCATAGACTACATTTGCAAT